ACGCCATTGATAAGCAAATGTAATCGGAGCGATTCCTTGCCAAGTTCCATCCGTTGTAGATAGTGTTTGACCTACTTGTGCCGTTCCACTTGCTACAGGAGATGTTAGATTCAACGGAGCAGCCAATACAGGACCTAAAGTATTTGAAGTAGCACTCTTCGTGCCTTCAGTATCAGTAGCTGAAACTACACAAGTCATTAAGGCATTGTCATCTGCTGCAACTAACACATAAGTAGAAGCAGTAGCACCGCTTATATCTGCGCCATTGCGCTTCCATTGATAGGCATAAGTAATCGTTCCTGTGCCTGTCCAAGTACCTGTGGTAGATGTTAAGGTCTCACCTCTTTCTGCCGTACCGCTAATTGCAGGAGCAATAGTATTCTTTGGACCGCCTCCTGCTAAATCAGCATACGAATCACCCCAACCAATAGTATTGTTATCTACCCCACTACCCCAAGCAGTAGACTCATATATCTTACCCCAATTTATGTTGTTGCTCATTTCTTATTCTTTTTCATGAGATACTTCTTTAGCTTCTGGATGTTCTCCTGCTTAGGCTTGTAAGTATTCTTAATTATAAAACCCATCCATTGAAGTTCTGATTCTTACTAGGATACATATCATCATTAGAAGATGTATTGTATTCTGGATATCTTGAACTATAGAAAGCCATATGATCTACGAATCTTCTAGAATAATGCTCTGCGATATCTCGCTCCTTCTGGATCAGATAATCTAGATCCTCCTTTGTAACACTTGTACCATTCTCAGCACCCTTAGTATAGATGCCTCCGTTTGCTACTTTATAATGGATGTAAGGCAATATCTCTATCGTTGAATAGTGTATTACCATATCCTGAATATAGTTCGTGAAAAGGCTTAGATAGTCTCCTGTCAATGTATCTGCTGAGATATCACTAGCAATCTTATTGAATAATCTAGTCCCTAGAATGTTCTGGATATGGATATCCTGAGCGATCTTAATGAACTGAATCATCTGATCACGATCAACATTACCATTGATCCCTGTTCTCTTTATTACATCAGCAGGGCTGACAAATAGTACCTGTGCCATATTAGTTCAATTTTCCTCTGTTAGGCATATCTATAGGGCGAGTATTCGCAGTACCATAATCCTTAGGATTAATCTTTGAATCTGGAACACCTGCTGCCGAAGCCTGTGAAGGTGCTACTCTCTTATCATTCTCTAATGCCTCCGTTTCACTCTTCGGTAAGAACTTACCTCCTGATCTCTTTCTCATGTAAATGAGTCGCTGCCACTTGTGATGACAATATGCTCCGCCCTTATAATTGAAGATAGAATATGTGCTTCTTCCCTTCGGTGCGAACTGACCATTAACTCCAGAGAAACTCATCTGATTGATATCCTCTTTTCTATAGACCTTACCACTATCAGACAATCCAACCATCTCAACACAGAAGGTTCTGCTATTACCACTCAATGATCCTGTATATCTATAGCGAATCTTAAACATCCCTGCATCACCTGAAGATCTCTCCTCAGCATCACCATAGGAACTCACTGCAGCCATACTAACCGATGTGATCGCTTCTACGATCTGATCTTCATTATCTGGATCATCCACATCCTGCACCGCAGTTAACTCCCACTCCTCTTCATTGATATCCTCACCCTTATCAGCAAGGTATTCTAACCATTGAGCCTCATCCTCCTTAGTGAATTCAGCACTCATCTTAATTCCTGTTTCTTCCTCAATCACTTCCTTATCGGTTACACCTTCAATGTCTGTAAATTCTAAAGGAGCAAGAGTCTTGAAGTATAGATTCAAAGCAACATTATTGAAGGCTAGGATCTGATCTAGAGCATTGATCACCTGATTCTGCTTAGGTCTGATCACACTATTGTCAAACAAGGTAAATGCAGTCTTAATCTCGTCTGCGTTGTTCCCTAATCCTGTTTGGTCCTTTACCCCAAATAACATAGGCGAAGTGATTCTATGCCCTACTAGGACCTTCTGCTGAGACTCCTGAGAGAGGAACAGATATTGATTATA